AGTACTTTCTGTAGGTGATGAGATATTCGTCTCATAATGTTTACTAAATAGTTTTGAACTAAACTTTGCTTCATACACTGCAACATCAAGAAGATTTTGTGTTGCTACTGTGTGGATATCTGCCATAACGTTTCTAAGGCGTGATTTTAATGGTTCCCCGCTGATACCGGAGGTAACCCCGGACTTGGCAACTGAGGATAGCTTGTCTAAAAAGACACCGATGTTATTGGCCTCTGTACCGGCCAGCCGTTGTACAAACATTCGGTGTTTCGTTAAATCATTCCGCAGTGACATTCGGGTCTACGTTGGTTAATGGGTTTATCACATTGTTAACATCGGGAGATGAGTCGGATTCAGCTGGTAACACTCCACTAAGTTTCAAACTGTCCCTAATTTCCTCAACTGATATTGCATTTCTATCTAGTAGCATAATCTGTTGAGCAAGAAGTTGTGGGTCAACAGTATCTTCGTAAAACTGATTGTTTAATTCAAATGTGCTCTCTGTAGGAACTTCCATCATAAACTCAGCTATTGTATCCAGACATTCTTCAATTGCCGCAGACACGTTTCGGGTTAGAACATATAAAGCTGAGTTCTGAGCGCCGTAGCGGATACGGGCGGCCTCAGCAGTTTCACGCCCACCTGATGGACTAATTAAACGTGCACCGATTGATGCAGCCTGTTCTTCTTTGCGCTTCATTTCAACACTAACCATTTGATTAGCATTTGCCTGTAATAGATTAGCCTCTCCGCCATTTGCTACGATAAGCCCCGACCTACTTCCAAAGTTTAAACCATTCGGATTGGCCTGTTTAAAAGAGACGTCATCCGTTTCACCAATGTTTACAACCAGAAATGGTTGCCCGGTGATAAAGATAGACTCTTCTAAATCAGCACTGTTCCTGTAGTGTCCAAGATTAACTACAGCTAAATCGTAAAGGGGTAATGAGTCTATGCACGCATCATTGTTTTCACTTCCGATGAACTCAAATGGGATTTCCTCAAAAGGTTTTCCGTTATAATCTACGGGGGTGTTTATAGATACCAGCTCACAATCTTTATTATAAATAGCTTGTTGATACACTTGGTCTTGGGACAGCATTAACACTCGATACTGGTCTTCATAGGAGTGGTCGAACATATCGACCCCTTCTACACATACAGACTCTTTTAATACCATTAGTGTCAGTTTTGTCTCGCTTCCAAAATCCTCGGTTTTCCAATTAATCATGTTCTCGGCTGTATATGGACGGAGCCTAGCATAATTATCATCAGGTTCATTCAATGGGTCAAGTTTTTCAGGGTAATCGACTAGAATACCGTATCGACCGGTTATCAACACCTCACCAATAATCTGTTGTGCAAACTGCTCTAATCCAAACCCACTACCTGTCGCATCTTCTTCAAGATATTCCAGCTCCGGGGCTAGTTCAACCGTAGATGGTTTTGTAAATATTAAACCTGTCAATCCCACCTTTGTAAGGCGAGTGAAGTTGGTGAGTATTGCGTCACTACGATATTGGTCTGACCGCACCATATCATTCTTATCAACAATACGAATATATTTACGAGCATCATTATTAACAATAGATCGCACTAATGACCATTTAGGTACAACGGCGTCGTACTCGCGGTGAGTCTGATTAACTGGCATTTAAGATACCCATCTGATTGGCACGCTATATAACGGCCTTGTAATTGTCATTTCGTACGCTATAGGGTACGTTGTTGCATCGTTTTGATGATCGAGCCCGGATTTTTTATCGGGGTCTCCATTTTTATCGTATTCTTGTGTTAACAAAAAGACGACCATCACTGAAAGCTTTATTTGTGGCAGAGACTCGGTCTCTTACACCTGGGTTTTTACTCTTAGCTCTGACAATAAAACCCGCTTGCCTTAATAGTGATATATCTGAAATGCTGGCATTGCTAGTGTGCCTAGCAGAGCCGGAGGCATCTGGATACATCGTAATACTATGTCCTTTTTCCTTATATCTTTCGGTAATAATACGCACCATTTCGGGGGTGTCATACATACCTGTCAGTTCCGCTACTGCGTGCCACTGTTGCCCGCCGTTACGCTTCACCCACACGGTGGCGGCTTGGTTTGTAACGTTAAAATCGCAACCAATAAACAAAGGTTCGCCTTCTTTAATTGTTTCATTACTCTCATGTAAGTTTCTATCATAGCAGTTGAATACTGTACCGCTGGTCATATTAACCCAATCACCTTCTAGGTAGGCATTTACTAATGCACCTGGATAAGTATCTCTAAGAGATTGTATATATGACTCCGACAACTCCGGGTTGGAAGAACTAGAGGCTTTTATAAATTGGTAATCTGGATTCTGAGAAATACCCCATTGCCTATAGGTAAACTTATACCCTTCAGGTGTTGAGTATACACTAACCCTATTATCTGCCTCTAAACGACCACTTGCCTCATTCCACTTCATATTCTCTTTAGACAAACCCTTAGGCTTCTGTCTATTACGAGCAATAATCTTGTTCCAGGTTGTCCTAGCGTGTTCTTCGCTTACAACGTCCAACTCATCTATATGAGACCTGTAAGATTCAAACCCAACGATGAGTTCTGGGTTGTCATAAGACATAAATAGGAAGTTACCTATTTGTTTATTCTGCAACTCCATATAATGTTCATTCTTATTATATGTAAAATCTATTCCTTGCTGTGTTAAAAAATCCACCATCTTAGGAAGGGCGATAGTTCGTATATGGTTAAAGGTTGGTTCATAAATAGCAATAGTGGCATCTGGGCTATGCGTAGCGTCAATAAAAGCAGCGACAATCATCGCGTGACTTTTTCCCGACCCCACCCCACCTGTAAATAGGGGGTAGCGGCACTTCAGGCTTAAGAACTCAGCCTGTGGTGCTGTAAGACTTATTGCTAAATCTTTACTTGCCATTAATAGGTACTACATTAGATGGTAACACGAGCTGTCCTTCAATACACTCTTCTGGTATCTGAATAAGGGCGTTGCGTTGGGGAGCAGGCATTATGTTTATTGTTATAGCCCCAATTGATTCTTCTGTATTTGTAGCTACACTAACCTTCGTACTCCACCCGATAACATTGGTGAGGGCAAACTGTAGGCAGGCGGCGTTAACCTTCTCAGTGCCTTCTAAGGAGGCGTGGAGACGGTCTTGGAGGTAGGCCTCATAATGAGCCTCTCCTAATTCATGGGCACGAGCAAACTCGGGATAACGCGCCACCCAGTTAAGGTAGGTCGTCTTACATATCTTCCACTTCATGCAAAGATGGGCTATCGTGAGGTGCTTTTTGTAGCGTATCCCACTTCGTAGCTGCTCCGCAAATTTATTTTCAAACTTGGTATCACTACGACGCCGTCTTTGCTTCGGCAAAGGTTTTGTCATTTTCGTCTATCCACCAGTTTTGCAACGTTTCGTTTAATCTCTTTGATATCATCTCGGATATCATCCACTTTACTTTCAATCACGGCGGTGCGAGTAATCTGCTTACCTAAATCTACTTCTACTTTATCAAGTCGGTCGTATTGTTTACGCATAAACCACACCACTATCGCAAACACCGGATATATTGCAAACTGTATTATGAGCTTTATTAAATCCCATGCTTCCATTCCTATTACCCTTACTTACCATTTTCGCCACTGTCCAAAGCTTTATTAACCTCATCAACGGTGCGTTGTGATAGGGCGCCCTGGGCTTTTTTTAAAGAATCAAACACTGCCGTTCGGTCAATACGTTTTGATTCAAGTTTATATGTTCGTCTTTCCCCGAGGTAGTTGTTCAACCCTGAGAATATATTAGCCACCACTGGAGCGGCAACTTGTATGCCCCATATAGCAAACATAATCATTACACAACTTTGTACATACCAATCTGGCATCTGGCCTAAGTTTTTAAAAATCGTATCTGCAAACTGAGGGAAGAATACACCAGAAACAAAAGGGCCAAACCACATGCAGAATGTAAAATATTTAAAATAAGAACTAGTGACAGCGAGACGCGCAATAGCAGTTTCTGATTCGGCTTTTGCCATATCAGACGCCATCTGTTGTTGCGCCAAGGCTATCTGCTTCTGTGTCTCTAGTTTTATTTGCTCAAGCTCTTGCTTTTTTTCGAAGTATTTTCCAACAGCTCCCGGAAGTTTCGAGAGGAAGCTAAACAACACGGTAAAAATACCCAGCATATAGGTCACCTAAAATAAGATTAGGGTATATCGGCACCACCGGTTGTCTCAACCCAAAGCGTGCTTTGAGATTCGAGTTAGCAGATGATATACCCTGTATAGTCTCTATTATAACATACCAATTGTAAAGATATTGTAAATGTTTCAACTTATCTTTGACAAATGGTATTGTGGGAGCTATAGTTGTATTATACGAACAGGAGAGCATCATGAATGAACCAGGGTTATACACATTAAGATTCACATATACGGATGTGGATGGAGAAACAATTGTTAGTTATACTCGCACACTGGTAGACTCAAATTACACGCTGGCAATGGGGATTGCTCATCATAGAAAAGAGCATGAGAAGAGAAATGCTAGTCCAATTGTAGTGTCTTCGCAGTTTTATAAGACAGCTGAATCAATCACTTTAAATTAAGGAACTATTATGACAATTATAATTAAGAAGAAAAGTGGGCAATATAGAATAACCCGCGACCCCCATTGTTTCGTTCTAGAGAAGCTGAAACGGGACGGCACTTGGGAAGGGGCTGGATATTTCAGTCAAATACAAGCTGTAGTTCACAAATTAGTAACACTCAACATCATGGATAAAACAGATCACACAAATATAGTTGAAATTGTTAAAGAAACATGTAGGACGCTCGGAAAATCCATCGAAAAAGCTATTGGAGGGTTAGACAGATGACATCATACTTACAAGACCCTAGTATACCTTGGGTAGTCTTACGAATGTTAAGCGCTCCTGTCACTGATGAGAACCTTAAGAACGTGGAAGCTTTGATAAAAGAAATATATAAGGAGGCATATAGCCAAATACTTGTAAATGTTCCGGTAGTTAAAGGGGGATATAATGGAAATTGATATATTCACCATATTGG